GATGTTAAACGGTTCTGGGAAGCCCTTCAAGAAGGGATGAGAGACTTGTTCTGTCAATCATCGTCCGGGGCCTTCTTCAACGGGATCGGACCAAAAAAACTCAGCCCCCGGAACAGAGATCTTCTAGCTGATGTATTGTATTGGATGATAATTCTCGAGGATTCGGTGCGGGCATCTGAAACTGGACCGGGATCTTGGATCCGGAATGATTGGGCTTACTGCAATAAACGGTTCGCTATCATCAGAACTAAGACGTCATGGGTTGCTTTAACCCATCATGTGGTATTGATGTTGAAAGACCTGTGCTTCTCAAAATGGATTGTCGATCTCCTTGCTCAAACCACCTCAGATAAGACATCTCTGAGCAGCTTGTTACTCTTGTATGAACAGTGGGCGGCCTCCGTCCTCGAGAAGTATGACAATCTTGCTTATGACCTCCTCAAAGGGATTGAGGCTCTTTCCAAGACACGGATAATCGAGATGACAGAAGATGTACTAGATGGGGGCCTGATTTTTGACAAGATGTGGGCTAAGTATCGTGACAAGGAGCGTGGTCTAACTAAGTCGGACACTCCGACGATAGATCACCTAGTCTCTATCCTTCGGAGTATGCGGTCTCCAAACCAGGTATCAGAGTTCTTCGGGTTTTGTAAACTTGCAGGACACCCCTATACAGACCCGGTCGGGGGTTGTATCTCGTCCAAGACATTGGGGCAAGCTACTCTGCCTATATCACCGTCTGCAGCTCGGCAGCTAGAATGGAGCTTCTGTCATCTATATGTTAAAGGATACGTTAAGGAGAAAGGTGTGTGGCCACCCCTCGAGTTCAACATCCCTGGGATGATGAGATGCAGACTGAAAGAGTTACATGATAGGAACCACCCATCTCTCCCTATGGGGCTACATCTCTATCCTCCTTCTGACTGGGAATATGCTACTTTCGCCCCTCACATCAAGTTCGACAAAGGAGAAGATATCCTGTCACTGATAGACGACAAGGCTATCTCGTATCGACGGGATGAATTCGATGCCGCCTGGCATGATTCACTGCCCTACAATCCCCCGAAACCTTCTACCTCTAACAGGGCTCTGACCGAGCTCCTAAGTCGTCCGGCCTTCGATCTATCCGAGGTGATAGACAAGGTGTCAAGAAGAGAGGTCCCGGAGGCATGGAAGATTGTGACCATCTCACCTAAAGAGAGAGAGATGAAGCGGGAGCCACGCATGTTTGCTATGATGGTTCTGGAGCTGAGGTATTTCTTTTCCAACACAGAACACAACATCGCTGACGGAGTGTTTCGATACATACCTGAGCAGACAATGACCTTGAGCCGGAAAGAGTTGATAGAGAAGTTCCTCTCGGTATCAAAGTACTCGAAAGGCGGGTGGCGGAGAGCTTATGTTGAGATAGATTTCTCACGCTGGAACCTCATGTGGAGAGATGAGGTGATCGCGCCCATCGGCCTGCGTCTGAATCAGATCTATGGGGTAATAGGGATATTCGATTACGTACATGAGTTCTTCAGCCAAGCACTGATTAACCTACGCTTGTACGGGTTACCACCTGACCATCTTGACTCCTCTAATCGTGACAACCCACCTGAGGGGGACATACTATGGTACAATCACAAAGGTGGGTTCGAAGGGATAACACAGAAGCTCTGGACGGCTGCTACGCTGGCCATGGTCCACACTGCTCTCTGGCCTCTCGGTATCCTCTATCATATAGTGGGTCAGGCTGACAATCAAGTCCTAGTTGTGGACTACTACCCACCTCAAGACATGACCAACCCTCAGAGAAACCGATATGCTCGCCACATCGTGGCACAAGTCAAAGAAGCTCTAGAGACATCTTGCCTCAGGGTCGGGCAGGAAGTCAAAGCTGAGGAATGCATCGAGTCGACCACTTTACTCACTTATGGCAAAGAGATGTGGCTTAAAGGGGCATACCTCCCCGCTTCAGCCAAGTACCTGTCTCGCATTTTCCCCTCTACCACCGCGGATGACCCCTCTCTACACGGATACCTAGGGAACGTCTCTAGTGGAGGGGTGGCGGCCGTGGAGAGGTCCCTAACCTCTTTGCCGGAGCTGTTGGTGACAGAGTATGTCATGTCATTCACTCTGAGACGAGAGCTTAGACACTCACTGATTCACGGCAAAGGTATAGCAGAGCAGATTGCACAATTAGGGCTAGATGGGGGACTCAGTGACCTTGTCTTCGCACTCATGGCTATTCCCTCTAACCTCGGGGGATTACCTGTACCGACCATCTCTGAGTTCTTATATAGAGGCCACACTGACCCCCTCTCCTCTTCGACTGCTCACCTCTACTTGCTGAGATCTGACCCGGTGTGTAGCAGATACTTATCCCTTTTGGAGAGAGATTGGCTTTACCAGCCTGACCCAGAGTATGCAGGACTGGTTCTAGATCCATTCGCTGCCCCCTTAGCAACACGGCCGACTGCTTCCCTTGCAGTTGCAGGAGCAGTCAGGGACAACCTGGTAGATATGACAACCAATGCCTCACTCCTCGGCATGCTAAGCGGCTCGGATAAAGACAAGAGAGCACAGCTATTCTCCGACCTGATGAGGTTCAGACCCATCTACCCCAAGATTCTCCATGACATCTATAAGGCATCTCCGGCTGGGGTATCAGATACGTTTTCCAAGAGATTCACGAATTCGAGAACTATCTTAAGCTCGGCTCGACAAGCTAACATCAATATCTCCTCTATCTCCTCTCAAGCTGACCGCAGATGGATTGAGTCCGTTCTATTCCGGATTCACCTTATTTGGAAAGTTGCTTCAGTACCCATCTCTCGGGAATCGATGATGACCTTACCTGTCCGTATGAGGAACAGATGGGGTTTAGGGAAGCTGGAAGGGATCTCTAATGTCTCTCCTATCTTACTTGGTGCCTACCACGCTATACCATGCAACTGCCCTATGGTCTTCCTTAACAACTCGGCAGCTCTTTCTATGGTCTCGTGTTTAGCAATGTCATCTTCTCCCGCGACGGCGAA